CTCACTGCCCATTCCTTCAGCAGATTCTCCTTACAAAGGCTTGCGATCACTGACAGCGAACCACCTAGCATGTTCCAATGCGGGGTGAAGACAGCTTTATGCTGTGGCGCGGTACTGGCCGTCATCGTCATAAGATACTTGGCGAGGCGTAAACCAGATGCTTCAAGTTGCCTGAGGGGCTATCTCTCGGGTTATCTTAGCGCCAAAGCTGAGCGACCGGTGTTAAACCCGGAAGTTCAGCGGTCCCAATTCAACAGCCTTGATTTCATCAGGGCGAAGGCCAACCCCTTGCACACCCACGGGGAGAGCGCTGCTCACCGCTCGTCTAGCACCAACTTTGCCAGGCGCTTCGCGGAGAGTATTGGATTGCGATCGTTCTTCTACCAGAGCTCCCGCTCCGACCAGCGGAGGGGCTTTGAAGGGTCCAGAGTTCACTACTGGGCCAAGGATTTCAACGGATCCCATGACCGAACGCGTATGACTGATGAGCACATGCTCGTGATGATCGACACCGATTATTACGTAGACATGCCTTCCACGCTCACCGACGCGTTTGCCCCCACCCTCTTGTACACCTTTCAACCTGATGCCGCGGCGGCTAGTAGGACTGACTACAGCTACACGTTCACCGCGCACCAGGAGGTCCAGTACTACGTCACCGGGGGGGGCCAGTACCAACACCGGTTGTGGGACTACGGGCACGACTGTGTCGTCACCACCAAGTCGTGGTTTGGCTTTACCTACAAGTCAGCCATACACCTGGTGGACAGGCGACGCGTGTCGGAGGACCACTACATTGTGAGCCTCACGCCCGTGGTACGTTGGCATGGATTTGACGCCCTCCTGTCCACATGGATGGGAGGTTCCCGCCTGTCCCGACTAGAGCCCGTCGTGGGCCAGTTCACCCGTCTGTACTCTCAGGGGAAGAACGGCCTCCAAGTCTCGACGGCTAGAGTCGGAACGTTCGCCTGCGGCACCATCAGTGCCGCGACGGACAGCGCCATCGCCTCCATCGCGCTCAACAGCACGGTGAAGACGAACCTGTCATCCATACAGGGCCACCTTCCTGACGTCGAAAACATCATCGACCAGAAAGCGCAGGCCTCAGCCTTGCTGGCTTACCACCGTGAGCACTCAACTGTGGGACGAGACCCTCGTACTCTCGTCTTCCCGGTTGAGGAGGCTGTCCGCTCTTACGAGATTGACTCCAAGTACCAAACCACTGAGGTAAAGGAGACTCTCACCGCATTCATGTCCCCTATCCTACACGGGGCATTTGCCCCCTTGGACAACAAGGCCAATGAGGAGTGGTGCATCAAAGGACGCATCACCGACTTCAAGCGCGACAAGCCGCTAGTACCCACGCAGTACATGGAGGACCTCATGACCGAGTTCGCCGAGCTGCTAATTCCGAGGCCACACATCCTAGACCCCGCCGTCTTGGATGAGGTGTACGCGAGGCAGCACCGGCCCAGCCAACGGCGAATCTTGGAACAATCCGAGACAGAACGCCCCCGACGCATAGCTAAGAGCTTCATGAAACGTGAGGCCTACGCAGATGTGAAGGACCCCAGACCCATCACCACGATCAACGGGTCGGACAAGCGAGACTACTCCATGTTCATCTACCCCATCAGCGACATCCTTAAAACGACGCGCTGGTACGCCTTCGGGAAGACCCC